GAATTAGCGTGCTGCTGTTACTTTTTTATATAAAAAAAGGTTTAACCAGGAGGGTCAACCTGTAAACTTGTCATGTTTCTAAAGACTATTAGAGTCCCACCCGTTAAGAAAACAGGAAAAACACATAAAGTGTTGAGCATTCTCGTTTATCGTATCTATATGTAGTGTCTAATTACATACTCAGAGGACTGCACCCCGATTAGAAGATGCCCCCGATTCGATTTGTTTATACCATTGGTCATGCTCTACCGCCGGTGGGCTGGGTTATGGCCCCGTATAAAAAGTATACTCTTCTATTATTTATAATGCAAGTAGGTTGACAGCATGTATCTATCAGATATACTAAACAAGTAACATTACTTTAGGAGATATCATGGCGAATATGATTGAACATAGTAATTTTGTATCGGTTCATAAATTAAAACAAGAATGGGAAGATGAAATTGTAGCTGAAGATGATGAAAAGATTAAGATGGGTTTAACTAAAAGATGTATGAGTTGTCATAATCCACCAGATGCATGTGACTGTAAAGACACTGAATCTTATTGGGGTTATTAATATGCTAGCAGAAGGAATCTTTATACTGACTGTCAGCTTGTCAGGAAATTATAATGATCTTCAGTTTGTAGGATACTTTAATGACTGCCCTACAGCTATGATTTATTTTAAAGAACATTGTTCAGAACATAAGGCGGCGAGTTGTTTGTTAAAAGAATACAGTAATATACCAAGCAGCCATACGCCACCTAGTCAATTTGATTTTGATACAATTAGAGAAGGTCAGAGTTGTGGTTTTGTTGGGGTAGATACAAGAAGCTTTACAAAATGACATTAAAAGAATTTTATACAATGATTTGCAATGAATTTAACAATGGCAAAAACTTAGAATACAAATGGACCAGGAAAGATGGCTATTGGAAAATGACGAAGGGTTTTATTAACGGGCCGCAAAAAGAAGGATCACTCCATGCTTTGGCTCAATTTATGAAGGAGGAAAGAGAAATGAAAAAGAAAGGTAAAGAAACACCGGGTAAGAAGAATAAAAAACCATACATTAAATACAAATAAGGAGAACTACATGAATAAGAAACAAGTTAATAAAATAGGCGTATTAGTAGTTGTAGGTGTGTTTGCTGCATTAATTTATAATACCTCTCAAGTAAAGCAACAAGCTGAGTTAGCTGCGATAGAAGAAAGTGCAATCTTACCAATTATACTTCCTGTACAAGCAGCAGAGCTTCCTCCATTGACAGAAGAGGTTTGGGCAGCTTTAATTCCAGACGGAATCCCACTACTTGAAATAGCGCCAGTAGATGTTGCAGAATTACCTCCTTTAGTAGCGGACGCTTCGTGAGCGATTTAAAACCTTTTTTAGTAAGGTTAACTCCTCAGAGTGTTCAGCTGCTAAATAAAGCAGCTAAGTCTGAAGAAAAAACTAAAGCCAGTCTAATCAATGAGGCAATTAAATCTTATTTGACTAAAGACATTAACACAAGGCTAAATACTTTATGAAGCTAACTCTTCCTTACCCACCAAGCGTTAATACTTATTGGCGTGCCAATGGGAAAAGAAGGTTTATTAGTAAAGCGGGTATTTTGTTTACACAAGAAGTTATTCTGATTGTAAAGCAAAGTAAAGCAAAGTCTTTTGAAGAGAAGCGTTTAGCTATTAGTGTAGTTATTCATCCTAGGTCAAAAAGAAAATTTGATCTTGATAATACTTTAAAGGCTATATTAGATGCGCTCATGAAGGCTGGCATGTATAATGATGATAGTCAAATAGATTATATAGAAATTGCCAGAGGAGAAGCAGTAAAGAACGGTAAGGCTGTTATAAATTTATGTGAGTATAAACCACCAATATATTAGGAGAAATAACATGGGGCTATTTGACCACACAGACAATCCTGTTCTTCATTTACAGGAAGTAGACAATGGTTTTGTTATAAGAGTAAAAAAGCAGTTCTTGGTTGCACAAAACTTTCAAGATCTTGCGGATGTATTAAGTGATTTTTTTAAAGAAGAGGAAGAATTAAGGAAGTTGAATAAAATAGATTTATCAGAAGTAGCTAATTAACTATAGGAGACACACATGGCACAAGTAAATAAATTAGAACTAAAGGAAAATGAAGGTAAAGCTTTCTTGCAAGAAAAGACAGAAGACTGGCACGCCGACTTTCAAGGGCAGATTCTTGGTCCAGACGGAGTTATCAGATACATTAATATCTATGAAAACACTGCACAAGCTACTGGCAAGAGATGGCTTAAATTTAAATACGGTCCTATTGTTGGAGAGAATTCCGGTGCCGGGGCATCCGCACCAGTACAAAATAGTAAGCCGGCGAGTCCACCTGTGGAAAACATCGCAGAACTTGAAGACGATATGCCCTTTTAAATGAGTGAAGCTAAAAATAAAAGCAAACCAATCCCGTCACTAGCGGGATACGGTGGAGTTAAAAGTTTACAAAAAAACTTAGAGCGAAGCACGACTATTGCTGCAAACAGAGAGGCTGTCGCGTACAGCCTTTTATGTATGGCAAACACTAAAATAACTGATGTAATGACTTGGGATGATCAAGGAAATGTTAAAGTAAAAGCAAGTAAAGATATTCCAGAGCATGCGTTACAAAGCATTAAGTCTATTAAAATAGATAAAGATGGTATGATAACTTTAGAGTTCTGGGACAAAGTTCAAACATTAAGACTGCTTGCGAAAGCATCAGGCCTGTTAGATAATCCAGAAGAGTCTGATAAACCAAGTGTGATTGGAATTAATATTAAAGCGCCAAAGGTAATTGAAAATGAATAAACCAAAAATTTCTTATAAGGATTTTAAGAGTATGTCATTTGACTGTCAGGTAGGTGGAAACCATTACACCAAAATGAAAATACAGCCAATGCAATTTTCTATGGCTAACAACTTAAATGCAATGCAACACACAGTAATTAAATATGTCACAAGAGTAGATTTAAAAGGTAACGGAGATGAAGATATAGATAAAGCAATACATACTTTACAACTTTGGAAACAATGGAGAAAAGAGCATGGAGTTTAAGATTGAAATTGAAAACTTGCGAGAAGAGTTTGCAATACACAGGCAACACAACGATCGCATATTAAAAATTGTAGATGCTTTGTACGCAGAAAACCAAAAATTAAAATCAATTGTAACCATGCAAGTCCGTGATATAGACGATGAGCAATAAAAAAGTCCGGAGTACAAAGTCGTTACATGGTCCTGGGATTGATTTAGATTTTAGTACCTCTCCTAAAGTCTATGAGTTTTTACGAAGTAACAAATTTGTTAGAGGTTTAATGGGGCCAGTGGGGTCGGGCAAGTCTTATGCGTGTGCAGCTGAAGTTATGATGCGTGCCGTTAGGCAAAAGCCCTCCCCTCAGGATGGCATTCGCTATACCCGTTTTGTCATCGTAAGAAATTCTTATCCCGAACTTAAGACTACCACAATTAAGACATGGCAAGAATTATTTCCAGAAAATACTTTTGGCCCAATGTTATACACGCCACCTATTACACACCATATTAGACTTCCTTCTAGAGGTGATGCAGCTGGAATAGATTGTGAAGTTATATTTTTAGCATTAGATCAGCCTAAAGATGTAAGAAAACTTTTATCACTTGAATTAACGGGAGCATGGGTCAATGAAGCTAGAGAACTTCCTAAGGCAGTTATCGATGGTCTTACTCATCGGGTGGGTCGTTATCCTACTCAGCGTGACGGCGGCCCTACATGGCATGGAGTCTGGATGGACACCAACCCCATGGATGATGACCACTATTGGCATAGACTTGCAGAAAAAGAACCTATTACTGGGAAATACGGATGGGACTTTTTCAAGCAGCCAGGTGGAGTTACCGAGGTTCCTATTGACAAACTTCCAGACAATCCAGAAGCAAACGATTGTATATTTGCCTCAGGGCGATGGTGGACAATAAATAAAGCAGCTGAAAATATAAAAAATCTTCCTCCGGGGTATTACCAACAAATGCTTGGCGGAAAAAACTTAGATTGGATTCGTTGCTATGCTGAAGGTAAGTATACTTATGTGCAAGAAGGAAGACCTGTCTGGCCTGAATACGATGACAACTTAATGAGTTCTGCTGAAGTAGAATATGATCCATCTTTACCAATACATATAGGGCTAGATTTTGGTTTAACGCCAGCAGCCGCTATTGGTCAAAAGTTATCTAATGGTCGCTGGGTAGTCTTACATGAAATTGTAACTGAAGACATGGGGCTTGAAAGATTTGGACAGCAATTGTTAGGCGAGATAAATGCTAAGTATCCTAAGTCACATGTTTTGGTGTGGGGTGATCCTGCGGGTATGCAAAGAGATGCTATCTATGAAGTAACAGCATTTGACTATTTAAGAACATTAGGACTTCGAGCGCAACCAACTGCATCTAATAACTTTAAAGTTAGAAGGGAAGGCGCAGCAGCGCCAATGCAAAGATTAATTGTAGGAAAGCCAGGATTAATTATTCATACAAGCTGCAAACGATTAAGAAAATCATTAGCAGGCGGATACCATTTTAAACGAGTTGCTGTAGGCGCTGGACATGAAAGATTTAAAGACAGTCCTAATAAAAATGAACACTCACATATTGGTGATGCCTTTGGATATTTAATGCTAGGAGGGGGTGAACATAAGCGTATGACTAAAAATCATCTAGCAGCAAGTTCAATTATAGCCCAAACATTAGCAAAAAGTGACTTTGATGTTTTTGATTGAGCAAAAAGATTTAGATAAGTATATGCCTAAAGTTAAGGGGGTTAGTTATGAAAATTATCATCCTGACCATATTGAACTATTTAAAGGGCTAGACATTCATGGGGTTTCATTACTATCGCAACAAAATAGAAAACAAGGTGTTAATTACCAGTCTACTACTGGCCCGACTATTACTGCGCTACATAATAATAATCCTATCGCTATTTTTGGTTGTTGTATACTTTGGTCTGGGGTTGGTGAAGCGTGGGCTGTATTCGATGAGAAAGCTAGACGATATCCAATAGCTATGACTAAAGGCGCTTTTACATTCTTTGATATCGTAGAGATATTATTTTCTTTACATAGATTACAAATTACAGTAGTATCTGAAGATAAACGTGCTGTAGCTTGGGCTAAATATTTAGGTTTCATTTCTGAAGGTTTAATGAAGCAACACAGTGCTGACAAAAAAGATACTTTTATGATGAGGAGAATTATAGATGGGCGGCATTCTTAGTGGACCAAAAGCACCAGACAATACAGCAGCACTTGCTGAAATAGAAAGAAATAGAAAAGAAACTGAGCGAGTAACAAAAGAAGCACAAGATGACAGAAGAACTTTAAGTGAGCAAAAAATGGCTAAGAAAAGAGCTTCTCGTTATGGCGGAAAACGTTCTTTACTTTCAGACAGCAGGCTACTTGCAGAAACAGGCATTGATGATGAAGAAGATACTTTAGGAAGCGCTTAACATGGCGGCATTAGATTTTGGTATGGCAAAAGCAAGAGGTTTAGTTGCTCCAGGGAAACAGCTTCAAGAAGAATTAAGAAAACTATCTGGAGACATGTTTAAGTCAGAAGAGTGGTGGAATCAACAGTTAGATCGACAAATTAAAGACGGTGTGACTGAGAAAAAAACTAGAACAGAAACTACTTACCCGCAAGGATTTAATATGTACGGGCAGCCAAACACTTATCAAGCAAGTCAATTTGGGTCAATGATAAGTAAAAATTCTGCTGGTTATATAAATCCGGCTTCTTTTGACCCAGTAACTAAAACAACAAATTATACTGAACAAAGAGGTTTAACTAATGCTGAATTAAAAGATATTTCAAAATCTAGCAAACAAGCATCAACTCGTGCAAAATCAATTGCAGCAGCAGAAAAAAAATCTAAAGGGAAAACTACTAAAGGAGTTTCTGGTGGTTTGATTGCAACAGCAATTCAAGACAGAAGAAAGCTTGGAGTAACAGGGTTAGGACTTGGTAATGAAATGTTAGGCCAAATTGGTTTAGGCGTTAACAAAGGTAAATTAGGTTAATGGCAACTAACGAACAAGAATTTTTAGCACACATAAAAAAAAGAGAAGGTACTGAGTTTAATGTAAAAAATGAACATATTTCTTATGAAGACAAAATAAAGCCACAAGGTTATTTGACAGGAGGTTATGGCCATCTACTTAGCAAAGACGAAATAACAGCATATCCTCGTGGAACACCAATTCCCATAGAAGTTGTTGATCAATGGCTTGTAAACGACACAAGAAAAGCAATAGCTGCGGCTAGGCAGCAAGGATCAGAAATGAAACATACGCCAACAGAATCATTTATATATGCTTTAGCTAGTGTTAACTTTCAATTAGGAACAGAGTGGCGTACAAAAAATGCAGATGGAAGTTTAGGTGGATTTAAAGGAGCATGGGCAGCTTTAAAGTCAGGAAATTATGACAGCACTATTGCTAATATTAATTTTAATAATCCAGGAAGAATGGAAAATCCATACATGCCAGCCTTCATGAGCGCATCTACTGGCTGGAAAATTCAAACTAAGAATAGAGTGGCTGATTTTGAACTTGCAATTAGAAAATTTAAGGGTGAAGTTAATGGAATAAAGTATGTTGAAGAAAGTGCTTTTAGTTTAACCCAGTTAGAAAAAAACGCAAAAAAAGGTTATGGAAAATTAAAATCTATGGTTAAAGAATACAGTCAATATGGAAAATGATTTAGACACAGCTTTATCTTATGCTCAAATAACAGAGATGGTGCAGAGGTATGTCAAAATAGAAGGCGGTGGTGGCAAGAATAAACAAGGAACTTCTTCTGTTGGAGGCCGGGCAGAAATAAGAGTTCCTGTTACTGATCGATTAGATCTTACTATAAACGCAGCAGGGTATTATGCTGATGGAGATTGGGGCCATGCTAAATCAGTTACAAATAAAGGAATAGGTCTTACATATAAATTTTAAGGGAAAATTATGGTAGCAATGATGAGGTTAACGGCAAAAGATGTAATAAGCAGACACGAAAAAGCGCTTACAAAAAAAGAAAACTTTAGATCTTTATATGAAGAAGCGTATGAGTTTGCTTTGCCACAACGAAATTTATATGATGGTTATTATGACGGAGGAGTTTCAGGGCAAAAAAAAATGAATCGAGTCTTTGACTCAACTGCTATTGCTTCTACTCAACGATTTGCTAATAGAATGCAATCAGGAATATTTCCTCCACAAAGAAAGTGGTGTCGACTTGAACCAGGGTCTGATATTCCTTCAGATCGCAAACAAGAAGCACAAGCTGCTCTTGATGTTTATTCAGACAGAATGTTTGATACATTAAAACAATCAAACTTTGATGTGGCTATTGGTGAGTTTTTATTAGACCTATCTGTTGGAACAGCAGTTATGATGGTTCAGCCAGGAGATGAAACAAACCCTATTAACTTTGTACCAGTTCCACAATACTTAGTTGCATTTGAAGAGGGTGCAGACGGACAAGTTGATAATGTTTATAGGCGTATGCGTATTAAAGGCGAAGTGTTAAAAAGACAATGGCCTGATATAAAAATTCCACAAGAAATGCAAAGAAAAATAGACGAAAAGCCAACAGAAGAATTAGATTTAATTGAAGCTACAGTTCAAGATCAAAAGCGTGGAGACTATTGCTATCATGTCATAGACAAAGCTTCTAAAACAGAACTTGTTTATAGACGCATGGACACAAGCCCTTGGATTGTATCTAGGTACTCTAAAGTTGCAGGTGAAATATATGGTAGAGGTCCTTTAATAACAGCTATGCCAGATATAAAAACATTAAACAAAACATTAGAATTAGTTTTAAAAAATGCTTCTTTAGCTATTTCTGGAGTTTATACCGCAGCTGATGATGGCGTTCTTAATCCTAACACAGTACAAATTATGCCAGGCGCTATTATTCCTGTAGCTCGTAACGGTGGTCCTCAAGGGGAATCATTAAGGCCGCTACCAAGATCTGGAGATTTTAATGTATCTCAAATTATTATGGACGATCTAAGAAAGAATATTAAAAGAATCTTGCTTGACGAAAGCTTGCCACCTGATAATATGTCTGCAAGGTCTGCAACAGAAGTTGTTGAAAGAATGAAAGAGTTATCACAAAACTTAGGTTCAGCTTTTGGTAGATTGATTAATGAAACAATGATTCCTTTAGTACAAAAGATTTTAGCAGTAATGGATTCAAAAGGATTAATTAATTTACCTTTAAAAGTAAATGGATTAGAAATTAAAATTGCAGCAGCAGCTCCATTAGCACAAGCACAGGCTATGGAAGAAGTTGAGAAGGTACTGCAATATGCTCAGATTGCACAAGGAGCTGGACCAGAAGCTATGTCAACTTTAAAAGTTACTAAGATGATGGACTTTATTGCAGAGCAATTAGGCGTACCACAAGTTATTTTAACAACTGAATTGGAAAGATTAATGGCGCAACAGCAAGCAATGGAAATGGCACAACAAGTAGCTCAAGAAGCTCCTGAGGCTGTTCCAGCAATGGCTGAAGCTGCTATGAATCAAGCCCAACAAGGATAATTATGGCTGGATGGGAAGATCTAGAACAACAACTGCCACTTGATATAGCAGATGTAAATCAAAAGAAAAACGATACAGACAGATTAGTGTTAAGAGTTTTTAAAGGAAAAGACGGCACAGAGCTTCTAGAATGGTTAAGACAAAATATTTTAGAGCAACCCGTTGCCTTGCCGGGAAGCGACCCTAGTTATGCATTTTACAGAGAAGGACAAAATTCAATCATTAGGGATTTAGAAGCAAGGATAATTAGAGCAAGGAAACTATAATGGACGAAGTAATCGAGCCTAGTACGACTGAGGATTCTCAAGAAACTCAAGAAACTCAAGAAGCAACTGGCCTACTCGACAGTGCAACACCAGAAGAGGAAGTCAATACAGATCCAAAAGAAACAGAAATAGATCATCGTGATCCTGAGACTGTTAAACAAGAAAAAGCAGGAAAAAACGAGGGAGAAAAACCTGATTGGTTGCCTGAAAATTTTTGGAAAGGCGATGATTCTGAAGCAGATTATGAAGCTATGGCAAAATCATGGTCTGATCTTAGAAAACAAATATCACAAGGGAAGCACAAAGCTCCAAAGGATGGAGTTTATGATGCAGCTGCTTTTGGTGAAACTCCAGAAGATGACCCAGTTAGATCACATGTAATGTCTTGGGCTAAAGAAAATCAAATAAGCCAAGCTGCATTAGATACATTAGTTGGAGAAGTAGTTGGCATGAATCAAAGCTCAGCAGAAGAAGAAAGAATTAATATTGAGCAAGAAAGAAAAGCTTTAGGTCCTAATGCTGAAGTTAGAGTAAATAGCATGGCTAAATGGGGAACAAGTCTTGTCCAAAAAGGAATTTGGGGAAAAGATGACTTTGAAGAATTTAAAGTTATGGGAGGCACTGCTAAAGGAATCTCTGCTTTAGAAAAGCTTAGATCATCTTATGAAGGAGCTTTACCTATTGACACTACTCCTGTAGATGGCGCGCCATCAAAAGAAGAATTGTACGCTATGGTTGGAGATGCAAAGTATCAAACCGATCCTGTTTATCGAGCTAAAGTAGAAAAGGCATTTGCCCAAAACTTTACTGGATAATATTTAGTATTGCTCTAAAGCCTTATCTGTGCTATATTCAAGGTAAGGCTTATTGCTATTAATTTAAGCAACCCTTTAATACAAGTAATCTTGTCGCATGGCTATCGTAAATAGCAAGCACAGGCCCAGTTTACTGGCATACCAAAGCGATTAATTTATTTATTATTAATTTCTAAGGAGAACAACATGAGCTTAGGACTATCCCCAGCTTTTGTAACACTCTTTGATGCTGAAGTTAAACAGGCTTACCAAGGTAAAGCAGTAATGGTAGGTGCAACTAGACAAAGACGAGGCGTTGAAGGCAATACAGTAAAATTTCCAAAAGTAGGTAAAGGCGTAGCAACATTACGCGTTCCACAAACAGACGTTGTACCATTAAATACTGATTTTTCACAAGTTACTGCAACTATGGAAGATTGGAATGCTGCGGAATATTCAGACATTTTTATGCAACAAAAAGTTAATTTTGAAGAAAGATCAGAGTTAGTTCAAGTAGTAGCGAACGCTATTGGTCGTAGACAAGATCAACTTATTCTTGATGCACTTATAGCAGGCAAAGGTTCTACTATTGCCCATGGCTCAGCAAACTTAACAGTTGCTAAACTTCGTGATGCTAAAAAAACATTAGATACAAAGAATGTACCACCACAAGACCGACACATGGTTATTCATGCAAATAATCTAGCTCATCTATTATCTGAAACATCAGTAACTTCTGCTGACTTTAATACAGTTCGTGCATTAGTATCTGGTGAGCTTGATACTTTCTTAGGTTTCCAGTTCCATACAATTGGTGATCGTGCAGAAGGTGGTTTACCAATTAATTCTTCTAGCCATCGTGGTTGTATTGCATTCCATAAAGATGCTATCGGTTATGCAGAAGGCATTGGCCCTAAAACAGAAATCAACTATGTTCCAGAAAAAACATCATTCCTTGTGAATGCTATGTTATCTGCTTGTTCTGTCGGTATTGACAGTGAAGGCATTGTTGAAGTTTTAGCAGTAGAATAATTTAACTAGGAGAAAATAGAATGGCTTACGCACAAGAAAATTTGTCGCCAGCAGGCGCACAATCTAAAGCTGGCAAAAGTCCTGGAATGTGGACTTATAAAGGAACAGAGGCAAAATCAGCAATAGCTGCATCTGGTTACTTTAACAGCGCATCATCTGTATTAAACATAGGTGATTTAATCTTTTATTACAAAACTGATTCAACAGTCTCAGCGAGTATGCATGTTGTATTAACTAATGCATCTGGCGTGGTAGATGTTTCAGCAGGTACAGATATTTCTGTAGCTTAGTAATAGCAGTAACGCAGAAGGTGGGGGTTTCGGCCCTCACCTATTTGCACATTTGGAGAAAGTAAATGGCTTCTGGAGATACATCCTTATCAATTTGTTCTGACGCATTATTAATGCTTGGAGCTAACCCAATATCATCCTTTACAGAAGGAACAGATGAAGCAAACATTTGCAACAGTTTATATCCGGATATTAGAAATAAAACAATAGCAAGCTATCCTTGGTCTTTTTCATTTAAAAAAGTTCAGTTAGCAAGGCTTATTACAACACCAACAACAGAATACAAATACGAATATGCATTACCTTCTGATATGCTAGGAACACCAAGAGCGTTGTTTAACAGCAGTCAGACAGGGGCAGTACCACAAAGACAATATAAATTAGTAGGTGGAAAGTTATTAAGTAATTACGAAGAAGTTTATGTTGATTATCAGTATGGGGTTGAAGAATATGAAATGCCTCATTATTTTGTACAGAATATGAAATATCAATTAGCATGGCATTTAGCTATGCCTATTACAGATCAATTAGAAAAAACAGATTATTGGCGTACAGTAGCGCAAGGCACTCCAGGAGAAAATGGCAGGGGAGGGTATATGCGTCAAGCTATGAATATAGACGGGCAAGGACAGCCAACAAATGCAATACAAGACTTCTCTTTAATTAGTGTGAGAAATTAATGGCTCGTTTTGTAGAGATTCAAACTAATTTTACTACTGGAGAACTTGATCCTTTAGTTAGAGCTAGAGTTGAGCTTAAAGCATATGATAACGCTTTAGAGACAGCAAAAAATGTTATATGCCAACCACAAGGTGGAGTTACTCGTAGACCTGGAACTAAATTTATAAATGAATTAGCTGGAACTCCAGCAAATGGCGTTAGACTTATTCCTTTCGAATTTTCAGTTAATGACAGTTATATGTTGTGTTTTACTAATGACACAATGTATGTTTACAAAAACAAAGTACTTGTACACACTAAATCTTCAACTGGAATTGTTAGCGCTTATTTAGATAATTTATGCTGGACACAATCTGCGGATACATTAATTGTAGTTCATGAAGATATGGCTCCTAGAAAAATTGTTCGAAACAGTGATACTTCTTGGACTGTATCTACAATAGCTTTTAAATCAATTCCCAATCATGCATTTACTTTAAGTGTTAGCAATCCAGCTGGAACTCTTACTCCAAGCGATGTCTCTGGTAAAATAACTTTAACAGCAAGTAGTGCTGTTTTTAGTTCTGGAAATGTAGGGCAGTATATAAATGCTAGTCCTCAAGGAAGAGCAAAGATTGTTGAATTTTTAACAACAACGACAATTAATGTTGTTACTGAGTTTCCATTTTTTGACACTTCTGCAATAGCAAATGGTAATTGGGATTTGGAAACAGGGTATGAAGATGTGTGGTCAGGTTCTAAAGGGTGGCCTAGATCTGTTACATTCCATCAAGGAAGATTATTCTTTGGAGGATCTAAGACACGACCATCTACTATATGGGGATCTAAGGTTGGACTGTACTTTGATTTTGAAGGAGTTGAAGGCCTTGATGATGACGCTGTAGAAGCTACTTTAGACACTAATACATTTAATGCTATTGTCGACATAATATCAGGACAAGACCTTCAATGTTTTACAACAGGTGGTGAGTTTTATGTGCCACAAGAAGGTCTGAGTCCGATTACTCCGTCAGGGTTCTTTTTATCAACTACATCTAGAAATGGATGTAAAGAAGGATTGCGAGTAAAGCAATTAGAGTCAGGAACATTATTTGTTCAAAGGCAAGGAAAAGCTTTGTCTGAAATTGCTTATTCAGATACTCAACTTACTTATTTAACTTCAAAAATATCATTGTTAGCAGGCCATTTATTAAAGACTCCAAAAAGAATGGATATTAGACGAGCCGTAGCAACGGATGAAAATGACTTATTACTTATTACAAATGAAGACGATGGAAGTATAACTGCTTTTTCTTTACTAAGAGCGCAAGATGTTATTGCGCCATCTGAGTTTACAACACAAGGGTTATTTAAAGATGTTGGTGTGGATATTACAGATATATATGTAGTAACTACAAGAGATGATGGCGGAGTAACTAAATATTATGTTGAGATATTTGATAATAATTTCTTAACAGATTGTGCAGTTGCGGGGACAACATCTACAACAGCTAATATGGCTCATTTAGTAGGCGCTACAGTTAACTGCATCTCTGATGGCTATGTTGAATTAGACCAAACAGTTCCAGCAGGAGGGTCAATAACATTTACAAGCCCACCAGCTTCTAGTTCTGAGTGTGGACTTCCTGTCGCTGTTGAAATTAAAACAATGCCTTTAAATGTAAAAGCACAAGCAGGAACAAGGATTGCTTTTAGAAAAAGAGTAATAGAAGTAAATGCTTTATTGTATAAGACACAAAATATAGTTATCAATGGAAATCTAATTCCTATTAGGAGTTTAGGTTCAGGTGCGTTAGATTCTTCTGTCCCTGAATTTACTGGGACAAAGACGCTACATGGTATACTTGGGTATAGTACAGATGGGCAAATAACGGTAACTCAAAGCGCGCCGTTAAAGCTTACTTTACTAGGTTTAGAATATAAAGTTTCGGTTTATCAAGGGAGGTAGGTATGGGACCAGAAGTAATGATGATAGCAACAATTGCCAGCGGGGCAATGAGTGCAATGTCAACTATGAGAGCCGGAGATGCAAAGCAATCTGAGTACGAGGTTAAGGCAGCACAAGCTAGAGCTAATGCTCAAAGAGAAGCTGCAAACGCTATGATTGAAGGGAATAATGTTATGCGTAAATTGCAAGCAACAAACTCTACCGCTGTAGCACGAGGCTTTGCTGGTGGTGTTGACGGATTTTCTGGATCAGCTAAATTAATGCAGCAAATAAATAATAAGCAAGCTGGTAAAGATTTAAGAATGACAGACTTAGCAGCAAAAGAAAGTATAAGTTTTGGAGAAGTTCAAAACATGATGTTCCTTGAAGCAGGAGATTTTGCAAAAAGATCATCTAGATTTGACGCTTTTACTAAACTAACTTCAACGGCTATAAGTGCCTCTGCACTTAAAACTGGCGGTAGCGGTGGCGGTGGCGGTGGCGGTGGTAGTAGTTCATACGGTATGCCAGGGTCAGGAACGCCATCTTATGGCTCTACTGCATATTGGAAAGGATCAGCGTAAATGGCTAAAATACCACTGTATAGCCCTGATAGACAAGAGTCTGGCATAAAACCAGCATCAGTTCTTAGCACACCTCAGTTTGGTGAAGCTATTAACATGGAAAGAAGTATATCAGAAGGCCTGGATACTATACAGAAATTTGCGTATGAAGAAGGCGAGCGCGGCGTTAAAAAGCAAGCAGCAGAATATACAGTTGCTAATCCATTATCAATCGAGCAACTAGAAGAAGCTAAAGTAAGTGGGATTAATCCTATTGAGCAAGCAGTCAATGGAGGAATGGTTTGGAATGACGCTGTAACTAAATTGTATGCACAACAAGGTTCTGCTGAATTAACTAACCAATCTCTTAAACACTTTGAAAGTGTATACGCTAAAGTCCAGGATGGAATATTAACAGACGCAGATGAGATACAAAATGCTTTAGAAGCCCCAATTGGAGCTTACAGAGATGTGTTATCTAAGATTGACCCAGAAGTTGCTAATAAATTCTATGCTGCAATGATCACTAATGGTGGGTCTTATTATAGAAAGTCATTAGGAACATTAAGAACTAGCGAGCAAAAAAGACAAGACCTTATAGGAAATGAAACTTATAAAGGTTTAGTAAGGCAATGGCAAACAGACTTAGATTCTGACATTTCTCCAGAGCTATTAATGGTTAAGTTTTATCAAGATGTGCAAACTGCTCAAAACTTATTTACAGGCGCATCCAATGAAACTACTTTAAAAAATTCTGTCTTATCTGAGTTTTCAACAGCATTGTATGAGCATATGTCTGACAAACTAGTTGAAACATATGCGTCTTCTGAAGAAGCTTATGAAGCTATGAAGTCTGATAACCTTGGAGCATATTCTGGTGTATGGAAAACAATGCTTCCTAACCAGAAAAAAGACTTACAAGCTTTAGTTAAATCTAATTTTAAATACAAAGACGAGAGAGAGTCTAAGAAGTTAACAGAAATAACAGCTAGCTCTAAAAAGATAGGAGATGAATTACTTAACAATGAAGAACCTACTGCCTTGGCTGATGATATTCTTAAATTAACAATAGAGAAAGATAAGCTTAGTGGAAATAGAAAATTAGAAGCAGAAGCTAAAATAGCTAAGTTAGCTGCCGCACAAATGGTAGTTAAGTATTCTAAAGGCTCTGATATTGCTGCCTTAAAAAGAGACTACAATATTATGAAGAATGATCCAACGGTCCCTCAGGCTTTAGTTGATGCAATGGGAGAGTATGTAAAAAACTCTGAATCAGCATTTAAACAAGATCCTGTTGCGTTTGAGTTAAAAAGAACTAAAGGCGTTCCTGGTTCTATTGTTTATGATGAAGAAACTCAAAGCTTAACCATAAGTCAGTTTGAAGATCAAATAAATACAATAAATAATGCTGCTAATAAAACTGAATCAATGTTAAGTAGTACTCAGGTTAGCGCTATAACAGAACAGTTAACATCTCCAGATGCACTAACTAGCAAAACAAGAATAGAACTTGCTCAATCAATTATTGCTCAGTTTGGTGATAAAGCTGGAGATGTCTTTAGGCAGATTGCACCATCAGATCTTATCTTTGCAAATAACGGACTTCTTTTATCTACAGATTTGAGAAGTGCGGAGGTAGCAGTTAGAACTAATAAAGGAGCTTCAATCCTAGAAGCAACAAAGACAAAAGTTTCAGAAAGTAAACTAACTCAAAACCCAACTATAGATAATTTTTCTAGGAATTTGTCTAGAAACCCAGAAGATTCATTAAGAATTAGAGAGGCAGCAGCAGCTCATTATGTAGCAGGAGGGCATCCTTATGAAGTAGATAAAGATGGCACAATAATTGATACCGATGAAATGCTAAAATCTTTATGGGCTGTAACAGGAGGAGTGAGAGATAATGTAACCGGGCTAAGAATGGGAGGAGTCGCTGAAATAAATGGAGAAATAGTTATAATTCCTAACACTATTCCAACTGATGAAGCTCCAGACATTTTAGGTGATTCAACTTATATGGCTTTTTCTGACTCTATTACTAACCCAGCAACACTTATAATTAAAGATGTTGATGGAAAAGATAAACCAATGATAGATGAAACAGGCTCATCTGTATTAGGAAGAACTAATACTGGTGAAATAAAACCTTACAACATTTTAGATTTACAAGAAGCATCTGTAGTTTATACATCTGAAGGCTATGAATTACAAAAAGATGGACGGCCTTTTTTAAATACAGATGGAGAACCTATCATGGTTGATCTGTTTAATCTAAAACAATGGCGTGATAATCAAATGGTAAATGGAATACTTGGAACACAAACAGTAATCCCCGTAGATTTTGATACTCCTTTTGACTATTTATTCCCTAAAGAAGACATTGATTCTCTTGGTGTAGGCTCAAATACTATAAACATGGATCCCAAAGTTAACCCGGAAGATGTAAGTTTAGGTAGTAAAATTTGGGATTATGATCCTGTGAATGCACCTAAAGACTTACTTAATTTTATTAAGGGTAAGGGAAATTAATGTTATTAACTAAAAGTGATTTAACAAGAGATTTAATAGCGCCCTCAGTTGAGCCTGGAGAATACACAGGATTGGTAGAAAGTTTTGCTGTTTCTTATGACGCTACCAGATCGCTACAAAATTCTGGCAGTAAGGGCGACATGATAAAGGAAGTAATTGAGCCTCTTGAAGAAATAATTAAGACTGACTTTGGAATGGATGACGCTGAATATATGATGTTTCTAGGAGAAACAACTCCTAGTGGTGAGGTTATTCCTCAAAATGTAAATTATGATGCTGTGTCTGGAGCTAAGATCCCACAATATTTAACTACAATTTTTGAAACATCTCAAGAAAATTCAGATATAGCTGCTAAATTTGAAAACTTAGGCTTTGATACATCAGGAGGAATACAAAATTTCTATGACACTGTAACTAATATGGGAATTGACAAGTCATTAGGCTACCAACAAGAGCTTGCTGATAAAACATATAAGCAATCTGGTGCTGGAGCTTTTGGAGAATTTTCTGGAAGTATGACTGCTTTCTTTACCGACCCTACTGATATAGCTTCTTTAGCTATTGGAATTTCAGGAAAGGCCAAGTTAATTACAAAAATTGGACAAGCTATTGCTATTAATGTGGGTGTAGAAACTATTGATTATCCAAGTGTTACCGCCTGGACTGAAAAAGTTACTGGAAGTCCTTATACAAAAAAAGAGTTTTTAAGGGATTCTGGAATTATTGCAGGGGCTACAGCGGGAATAGTAACTATTACACACTTTCCTGTAAGATCTTTTTTAAGAGCAGTGTCTAACAAAGTAGGAAGAGCGTTAACCTCTAAAGAAGAATTAGAAGCTGTTAAGTTATTTAAAGAAGCTGCTGAAGATTTAGATGGCACAAAGTTTCCTGAGAATAAAGAATTAAATCAATTAGAGAATAAAGAATCTGTTGATGAGATTACAGACAAAGAGAATTACATAAAAGATGATGTAGGCAATTTTCAGCATAACAATAAAGTAAAGCAAACTCTTGGAGCTGTGCTTAGAAATGATCCTGATGGAATAAGATCACAAACAGTTCAAGTAGAAATAGATGATATATATACGCTAGAAAAACAATCAGGTGTAGATGAGTTAAATGTTAAAGATCTAACTAAAAAGAAAGTTGTTAAAGGAGATCCTGCTGAAGTTGATGAGATAATGCAAGGGCAGATACTTATCTTTGAAGATGCTTCCGGGGCAAGAATTATTATGGATGGCAACAAAAGAGTAGAGGCTGCTGCTAGATCTGGTCAAAAGAAAATGTACGGCGTTGTATTAAAAGAAACAGAGGGTTTTACTAGGGAAATGGCAGAAATAGCTGGTCGAGTTAGAAATTATTATGATGGCACTATTCAAAAGTCTGACATGGATTTCTTACTTAAATACCCTGAGATGGTGCGTTCTTTAGAGATAATGGACCCTTTGATACAGCATAGCAAAAAAATATTAGCATTGGGGCCAAGGCCTATAGTAGCAATAGACAGAGAAATTATCTCTGAAGATATTGGAGCTTTGATAGGGGATAAGATTAAAGACCCTTTAGAACAAATAGCCATGATGGATAAAATTTTAAAAGGCAAAGTTAGTGATGTTGATGCTGAAGATTTTATAGATGCTGCTATAAAAGATAAGTCTTTAAAGAATTACGACATGAGCCTAGCTGAAGAAAAAGTACAATCGTTATTTTTAGAAACAGAAAGAAGTTCAATAATAGATGGTGTGTTAAATCTTTTACGAAAAGAGAATATATCTCTTAAAAAGTCAAAGAAAAAACAAGACATCGCAACTAGGGAAAACAATGAAAAAACAATACAACTCATCAGGGAAAATGGAAACAAAAATGGCGAAATCTACGACAAGATTACAAGAGCAGCCAAAGCCCTCAGTAATGACGGAAACTCAAGAAATGCAATCAATGCAGCTGCCAACGACATCAGAACTTCAGTTGGAGAAGGCCGTTTCGATCGCCTCTTCCACGATGGTCAAATCGCTAAAAGCGATGTTACAGCGCAAATTAATCGCGTCTCAGAAGAGTTTAAGGTCAGAAATAAAGACCTCATAGCTTATAGTGAGGGAATGATATCTAAACAAATTGACTTAGACATTAAAACAACAACAGACATTCTTGCAGGTAGAGCTGACCTTGATCCTAAGTTAGCTGGGCGAATGATTGAAGTTGATGAATTTGACAAACCCATATCTTTAAAACAAGCATTAGATAATTTAGCTGCTGAGAACAAAGCAGAACTTGATTTTATTGCTGCATGTAGGAAATCATAATGAGTGATATAAGAACATGTCTTACCAATGCTGGCGATGAAATTAGCAAAGCATTTTCGGATGAAACTTTAGATTTATTTAATCAATACTTTGACGAGACAGGAAAATTAATTGATGACATAGGGACTTCTATTGATACAATTTCTAAAGACACTTTAGTTATTATGGAAGGAAATATATTACAAAACAAGCGCATTAAATTACAAACGATGTTAGCAAAGATTAAGTTAAACGATTTTTTAAGTAAGGCTAAATACCCAGATCGAGCATTAATAGATATTGGTAATAAAAATTTATCTCAACAACAAAAAGCTATACTAAGCCAAATTAAAGCGCCTTTAGACAAATTCTATGATACATTTAGAAAGAGTGGTTTGTCAGGAACTAGACAAGGAAATGCTACTACAAGAAAGTTTATGCCAGGCCAGCAAGAAAAGCACGACATGATTCAATTGGTTGTAAAAGAAATCTACGAGCCAGGAAGTACAAAAAATATTAAAGCTGCTGATATGGCTAGAGCTTATATTGATTCTTCAGAACATGCTAGATTATTGTTTAACAAAGCAGGTGGCGCTATTCCTAGCGCTAGGAAAGGAGCGTACTTACCACAACATCACCACCCAGGAAAGATTATTGCGGCTGGTTACGATAATTGGTATAAAACATTAAAACCATTACTTGATCGCGAAGCTATGGTTAATAGCAAAACAGGACTTCCACTTAATGATGAAGAGTTAGACGCTGTGCTAGATAGTGTTTTTAAAAGTATAACTACTGAAGGCCGTAATAAATTAAATAGCCTTAGTGCTGAAACATTTAGCCAAAACAAATCAATAGCTAAAAGATACCAGGAACAAAAAGTTATTAGATTTAAAGATGGGGCTGGTTGGACAGCATACCAAAAAGAATTTAGTGACTCCAATATATATGACATCATGCACAATCACTTAACTATGATGTCTAAAGACATATCTTCTATGCAAATATTAGGTCCTAACCCAGAATCAACCGTAAAATTTTTACAGACAAGAATAAGAGAAATAGCTGATGAAGCTGATAAAGGAACTGGTAAATCTACAAATCTTGTAGACGCAGTTAAAGCTGCTCAAAAATTTGGAGATATGTGGGAATTACATAAAGGCTTACCAGAATCAGTAAACCCTAAGATTAGTAAGGTTATGCGTAATGTTAATGCTTTAATTATGGCTACAAGACTGTCTTCAACAACTCTAATTGCAGCGCCTACTGATGCTATGACTGTGAAAAAAATGGCCAAGTATAATGGCATGAGTCAAATGAAAGCTATTAACAATTATGCTAAAGAATTATTTAAACTTAACCCAGGAGAGAGAGAGCAAGTTGCTGCTGAGTTAGGGTTAATGAATGATCATATGATGGATGGAGCTTCAGCTGCTTTAGCAAGGTTTATGCATGAAGACAATGCTTCTCCGTTTTTTCAGTTTGTTGTGGATTCATCTTTAAGATTAAATGGGTTGACCCATATTACTGCATCAGGCCGTAACATGTCTGGCATGTTTTTAATGAGTGGATGGGCAGATGTTCAAGCAAAAACCTTTGACCAATTATCAGCTCAAATGAAAGTTGCTTTAAAAAGATATGACATACAACCAGAAGAATGGAATCTAATAAGAAAAGCTAAATCTTATAAAAGAAATTACGCTGGCAAAGATGTTACTTATCTTCGAGGAGAAGACATTGCTCAAATAAAAGCAAAGCCTGGTCAAGCTAGAGAAGCAGCAGACAAATATATGCGGATGATTTTTGGTGAAGTTGAAGTTGGAGTACCTACAGTTAATTACAGAGAGCGTGCTAGTTTAGCAGGGCTAACTAGAGCAGGAACAATCCCTGGAGAAATTACAAGATCATTTGCTATGTTTAAATCTTGGCCTATGGCTTTTTATCATAATCATTTGGAGCGTGCATGGCAAGAAGCTGGAGAGTTAGGAACTCCTTTTGCAAAATTAAAGGCAATTGCAGACACTGTTATATTTATGATGATGGGTGGCGCTCTTGGATTGCAGCTTATGGAGATTACTAAAGGCCGGAAGCCAATTGATACTGTCCCAAGAAAAATGTCATTAGATGATGAGGGCTGGAGGTTTTGGGGAAATTCTATAGTAAGGTCTGGTGGTTTTGGTCCTTTATTTGACATAGCTGTTGGACTAGGAGATTACCGTCAAGGGTTATCTGGATATACATCAGGGCCAGTTATAGGTTCTTTAGACCAGCTATCATATGCAATTTTTGGATCAGCATATGAAGGTTTAATAGATGGAAAACCAGCAGCAGCAAGAACTAGAATTTTAAAAGAGGTTATTGCAAACACTCCTTACCAAGGGAATTGGATGATTAACCTTATGTTAAGAAGATTGGTATGGGAAAAAGTATTATTATGGAATGATCCTGCTTATAACAAACAGCTACAAAGAACAATTAAAAGAGATACGAAAGAAGGAAAAGAATATTGGTGGAGGCCTGGGGATGATAGTCCTGGGGATAATCCATTCAATTAAGACTATTAAAATACATCAAAATATGCTAATATAAACCGAGGATAAACTATGACAATTGACATTTCATCACAAACAAGAAGGGTAGTCTATACTGGCTCGGCAGGAACAGGCCCGTATGCTTACGCCTTTAACATACTAGTAAATACAGACATTGCTGTTTATTATAATAACATAGAATTAACTCTGACTACAGATTATACTGTATCTATTGGAGCTGCTGGCACAGGTAATGTTACGATAGTTGTAGGCGGTAGCGCAAGAGTTCCAGGTACACCAGATTCCGATGATCGAATTACTTTAATTGGCGACAGAACAATACAAAGGACTACCGACTTTACAACAGGTGGACCATTATTTGCTACAACACTTAATGATGAATTTGATAGCCTTACTATCTTTACCCAACAAAATCTAGAACAATCTAATCGATCATTACGCGCGCCAAATACAGACCCTACTACTGTTAATATGGAATTGCCATTCAATACAGTGCGTGCAAACAAATACTTAACCTTTGATGCCAGTGGTAATCCAGCAGCTACAAATAGTGTAGGTACTTATAAGGGGAACTGGGCTGCAAGTACAGCTTATGTATTACAAGATATAGTTAAAGATACATCAACAAATAATATTTTTATTGCTATTACTGCACATACATCATCTGGATCTCAACCATTAACAACCAATGCAGATGCAGCTAAATGGTCTTTAGTTGTAGATGCAGCTTCAGCCACCTCTAGTGCTACAGCGGCAGAGGCAGCAAGGGATGCAGCGGTTGTAGCTAAAAGTGCAGCGGAAACAGCAAAAGCTGGCGCAGACACAGCTAAAGCAGGGGCAGACACAGCAAAGGCTGGAGCAGATACAGCAAAGGCAGGGGCAGACACAGCAGCAGCAGCAGCCGTAGTAAGTAAAAATGCAGCCGCAACTTCTGCTACAGCAGCCGCAGCTACAAAACTTGACTTTGATAAAAAATATTTAGGTGCTTATGCAGATGGTTCTATTCCATCAACAGGCCCTGGTGGAACAGCATTACTTACAGGTGCTTTATATTTTAATACAACAAGTAATCAGATTTTTGTCTGGACAGCAGGAGATGCTTGGTTAGCAATCAAACCTACATCTTCAGAGCAAACAGCTATTACTGCTGTAGCAGCAGATGCAACAGACATTGGTGTAGTAGCAGGTAAGGCTACTGAGATTGGTAGATTAGGTACATCCGCAGCAGTTGCAGACATGGCTATTCTAGCTACTGACGCAATTGTAGCTGATATGGCTATCCTTGGTACAGATGCTATCGTAGCAGATATGGCTATCCTTGGCTCTGATACAGTTGTTGCAGACATGGCTATTTTGGCAACAGATGCAATTGTTGCAGACATGGCAATACTAGGAACAAGTGATGTTGTAACAGATATGAATGTTTTAGGTACATCTGATGTTGTAACAGACATGAACGTACTAGGAACTTCTGCTAATGTAACAGCAATGGGATTACTAGGAACTTCTGCTAATGTAACTAATATAGCTACAGTTGCAGCTAATGTAGCTGGAGTTAATAGTTTCGCCGATTTATATAGAGGAGCTTCAGCTTCAGACCCAGGCGGTACAATTACTACAGGATCATTATTTTATGATACAGATGCAAGCCCTAAACAATTAAAAATTTATAATGGTTCTGCTTGGGTAGTAGCAGCTTTTGATGCCTCTGGATCTGTAGCTGCTTTTAATGGTAGAACAGGTTCAGTAACTTTATTAAGCGCTGATGTTATATCAGCTCTAGCTACAGGATCTATTGCTACAGCTAAAATTGCAGATGATGCAATTACTACTGACAAATTAGCTAACTCAATTAATTCGGCTATCACAGCTAATACAGCAAAGACAGGAATCACTGGTGGACAAGCAAGTGCAATTACAGCTAATACTGCTAAGGTAACTAATGCTACACATACAGGTGATGTAACAGGAGCAACAGCTCTTACTATTGGAAACGATAAAGTAATAACTGATAAGATATTAAATTCAAATGTAACAACAGCAAAGATAGCTGACCTAAATGTAACTAGAGCAAAGATAGCTGATGATGCAATAGACCTAGCTAAAATGGCTCCAGGTACAGATGGTGAGTTAATTACTTATGATGCATCAGGTAATCCAGCTAAAGTAGCAACTGGTTCTGCAGGTCAATTACTGACATCAGCAGGTGCTGGAGCTCCTCCAACATTTACAACAGTAGAGTCTGGTATTGCATGGCAATCATCTATCGTAACAGCAGCAACTTTAACAGCAGTAGCTGGAAGAGGTTACTGGATAAATACAACATCTAATATATGTACAATCACATTACCAAGTTCAGCCTCTGTGGGCGACCAAATTATCTTTACAGATTATGCTAGAACATGGGCTAGTAATAAAGTAATCCTAGACTCTAATGGATTAAATTATCAAGGTGCAACTGATGCATTAGCAGTACACTATAGTGATGCTGGGGGCACAGTTGATATTGTTTATTCAGGTGCAACTAAAGGGTGGATTCCAAACATGGACAAGGCTTCAACATATGAACCTTTCGTTCCACCTTACACAGGTACTTATTTAACAATAGCTGGTGGCGGCGGTGGCGGTGGATGGCAAGCTGTTTATGGTGGTGGTGGTGGAGGCGCTGGTGGTTATATAGAAAGTACAATGACTATTACATCAGGTACTACTTACACAGCAGCTATTGGTGCAGGTGGAGCAGTAGCAGGTACAAATGCTCGTGGAGGAGCTGGAGGAAATACTACATTTACAGGAACAACTACAGTTATTGGCGGTGGTGGTGGTGGTTCTTATGACTCACCTTCCGATGGTGGAAATGGTGGTTCTGGCGGTGGTTCTTCATATAAAAATTCAGGTACTGCTACACCAGGAACAGGAACATCAGGACAAGGTAACGCTGGAGGTAATGCTTCTGCAACTAATAAAGGTGGTGCAGGTGGTGGCGGGGGTAAATCTGGAGTAGGATTAAGTGTAAATTCCCCAGACCAATACTATGGTGCTGCGGGTGGAGCTGGTTTAGCTTCTTCAATTACTGGTTCATCAGTAGCTCGTGGTGGTGGTGGAGGAGGTGGTAAAGGTTCAAATAATGCTGCTGCTGCTTTAGGTGCTAATGGTCTTGGCGGGGGAAGTGCAGCTAATCTAGGTGGTGGTGGTCAAGGTTCTGTAAGTACATCAGATGATAATGGGAATAATAGTCAGCCAGGTGGTACAGGAGTTGTTATATTAAGTGTCCCTACGGCTTCATATTCAGGAACTTCTTCAGGCTCTGTTTCAGTTTCAACATCTGGAGCAAATACAATTCTTACATTTACAGGGTCAGGAACCTACACAGGATAAAATTATGTCATATTTTGCAAAAGTTTTAGATAAAAAAGTTATTAATGTTATTGTCGCGGAACAAGAGTTTTTTGAAACCTTTGTTGATTCAAGTCCTGGAGCATGGATAGAAACATCATCTAGTACACATGGGAATCAAAATCCTGAAGGAACTCCTCTGAGAGGAAACTATGCAGGTATAGGATATACATATGATGCGACTAAGGATGTATTTTATGCTCCTGCTCCTTATCCATCATGGGTATTAAATGAAACTACTTATTTATGGGAGAACCCAGTACCTTATCCTATAGATGGAAAAGTATACCTTTGGGATGAAGAAACTTTATCTTATGTAGAAGAAGTAGTAGAAGTATAAATAATAAACATTAACTTTAAGGAGAATTAAAAATGGCAAAAACCAAAAAAACACCATTTGAATTACACGAAAAAGAATACTTTGTAGAAGATTTAAACGAATCACAAACAATCCTACTTCAACACATAGGCGATTTAGAAAGAAAGACTAAACAGTTATTATTTAATTTAGATCAACTTAATGTAGGTAAAAAAGCTTTCGCTGATAAATTATATATAGATTTAATAAAAGAGGAATAATGAATCAAGAAGATCAAAAGCAAGCCATAAAAGAAGGACTACAAGAGTGGCTTGATAGTAAGTTTATTGAGTTTGGAAAGTTATCTCTTAAAGGATTATTTGCTTTTCTACTTGCTGCATTAGTTTATCTTTGGGCTGCTTCTCAGGGCTGGAAGTTATGAAAGAGTTTTACCACTTGATAATAGCCTTTACATTATTAGTGTTGTTGTATGTTGTATGTATGCTTTTAACTTAGCTGTATTAGCAGCACTACCTATTACACCAATTATTTTAGCTTTAATTTATGGATGGAGTAACTAATGAATAACATAAGCATTTTATTAAAAAGACTTTCAGAGTCTACTACTTCGTGCATGGTAATGATGACACAAGGAAACTTACTAGCTATGACTCTAGGTCATTGGGGTAAAGCGTTACAGGTAGGATTAATTGCATCTGTAGCTACTGTAATTGTTGTAATTTATGGTAACAAAGATTGGTCAAATAATAAGTTTGCTATGGCAGGAGCTATAGGATTCTTTACAGCAATTGCTGATATGATGTCACACCATTCAGGATTTGGTGGAGCATCTACAGAAGCAATCGTTACAGGCATAGGTGCAGGATTATTATGTCTTGCTATGTCAAAGTATGCATAAACAAATTTTTTCTGTTGTAATTTTTTTAACAGTTTTCCCAGTAACACCTTGTGTTTTATTAATAGCTTGTTATTTTTTTTAAATGGATATAAAGAATGAAGAGGGGTTTACATTATGATCGAGATACTATTAGGAATAGCAATTCTGATAATGGTGTTGACGGCATTAGGGGTGTGGATGATGCTGACAATTCCGATGATTCATTGGTGGGCCAGGAAGATTGGGATCAATCCCAAAGCTGTCCTTACAAAATTGAAAGATGGGAAGGAGACTGTTACTAAATGGGTATCCTCACACATCTAATTCCAATTGCATTAGGATTTTTTGCCAAGTTAATGGCCATTAAATCTAAACAATCTCATGATGAGCAGAAGCTTATGCTGCAAGCGTTGTCTGCTAAATCTAAACAGATAGATAGTGCAAGAGATCAATCAAACAAAGAATCCCCTATGGCGGCTTGGAACAGAAGGTTTCTTATTGTAGTTATATTAGCTTTGGTTGCTATATACCCATTAGCCGGTATATTTGGTATAGAAACAATTATTCCTGTAGCATATGAAGGCGTAAATTTACTTGGATTAATTCAGTTTGGAGGAGGAACTACTCTTGAAACAGTTACAGGTCTTTATAAGTTTGATGAAATATTCCAATGGGCTACAATTATTATTGAGTTCTATTTTGGTGGTCAATTAGCCAAATCTAATTAAAATGGAATATTTAATCTTAGCTTTTGGCGCTAAAGTAACTTGTGTAATTACATCTATTATTGGTGGCTTATGCAATTATAATACAAAAAAAGTTAAATCAAGAAAAGGTACTTCTGGTGGTCATATTAAATGGGCAGTAGAACGTCACCAAGCTAGAAAAGATTTATTTTTATCTTTAGTTATAGCTGTAATTTCTGTTGAATTATTTATACCACCATTACTACATCAATTTAATCTTCATGTAACACTTGCTCCGTTATTAGCGTTCTTTATAGGTTATTCAGGAATGAGGTTATTGCCAGCAATTGAACACAAAGTAACTAAATTTTTAGATAAGGTTTTTAATTAATGAATTGTCCTAAATGTAACATAAAAATGACTAATAAAAATGAGAATAGCATAGGAACACTTAACAATGATTCTGGTTATCTTATTATGTCTAAAATGGAATGTCCTGAATGTAAACTAAACATTTATCTTAATGGAACAAAAGAAGCAAATAACTCATGATTTTCTTTATATACTAGCCTTGTTATTATAGTAATATATCGCTTGAAAGGAGAAAATATTATGTGGACAACACCAGCAGCAACAGAAATGCGTTTTGGTTTTGAAGTAACAATGTACGTTATGAACAAGTAATTTTCTAAGGGGTTTCGGCCCCTTTTTTTATGCTATAGTACATATATGATTTAATAGATAGGTAATGTATGAAAAATTATAGTAGAGTTCTCGTTATTAGTGATCTTCATATTCCGTTTCATCATAGATCTTCTTTTGATTTTTTAAAAGCCCTCAAAGAAAAATACAAACCAGACTTAGTTATTAATATTGGTGATGAGTTAGATCAACACGCTATCAGTATGCACGATAGTAACCCGGACCTACCTTCGGCCGGAGATGAGCTAAAAATGTCTAGAGTTTATATCAAAGAGTTAGAAAAGATTTTTCCAAAGATGACCTTAGTACATTCTAATCATTCATCGCTTGTTTATAGAAGAGCATTAAAGTATGGACTACCAACTGATTACTTAAAATCTTATAATGAATACTTAGGTGTGTCTAAAAAATGGGAATGGGTAGATGATATTGTTATTACTTTATCTGATGGCTCACGCTGCTTCTTTACACATGGAATGAGCGCCAATATATTACAACTTAGTATGCAGATGGGTATGCATGTTGTTCAGGGCCATTATCATTCTAAGTTTTCTATTGGATATTTTAGTAATCCAGATCAGTTAGTTTGGGGAATGCAAGTAGGATGTTTAACTTCGCAATCATCTCTTGCGTTTGATTATGCTCGAAATTTCAAATCTCGATTTATTGTAGGATGCGGAATGATTATACATGGGCAACCGAAATTAATGCCAATGGTATTTGGAAAGGATGGGGAATGGATCAAGAAGATAGCTTAGATATAGAATTTACTTCTGAAGCAGACGGAAAACAAGCTGAGACTTTAGATAAGATTGTTGGCCGCAAGATTTGGAATGTAGAATTGCTAGAAGATAATCATCAATCTATGATTAAGATTTGTTTTTCCGAGGATGAAAGTGATTATTTGATCATTCATTGTGATGGAGCCGATTTATATCTAGTTGAACCAAAACCTAAGTCATTACACTAAAAACGACCTCGTACAAGGCTCACCACTGCATTTTTTCTAGTTAGTTGAAGGGATAGTACCAAATAAATAAGATAGTTTTACTGTAAAGCTAGAAAGGAGGCTCACCGTATATATCAGTAAATTCCTCTTGTGAAAGCTCTGGAATTCTTTCAATACAACAACCTGGTCTTAATTTAACAAAAACCTCCGCACTTTCCTTGTCAGGAAAAGCACGAAGGCTATCGCCATACTCATCTACTACTATAAATTGATGTTCCATCCTTGCTTTGCTACCTTTTTTAACATACTTTCATAGTTCATATTAACAGAAGTTAAACATAACTGTAACATATTATCATCTTCATCACACAGCCATTTTGTAGCATCTAATTTGTGAGGATTAGTAAGCTTTAACTTAATTGCATCATGTACTGCTTGATGTAATATCGACTGCAATAAAGGAACATATTCAATATCTAAAAGAGGATTGACATCATTACTTAAAGATGGGTCTAAATTAAGATCACTCATAATTAATCCTCTACTTTGTAGTGTCTAAAGACATCATTCATTAAGGTTTTAATTACTAACTTATCAGAGATTTGCAACCTTTTAATACAATCAGCATTAGCCTTGTAAAGCATGTCTGACTTTGTTAGTTTTTCTTGGTTAGCAACTTCAGCTGAAGTAATCTTTTTAATTACCTTAACATAAGCTTCAACAAACTTGTATTCATCTGCTATTTCTATAGTTTCTTTGCCTGGCAGACTCAGGCTCCAGCTTTTTTTGTTGGCTGCAGTACCGGTGCTTTTGAATTAAGAACAGGCATTGGTGTTTTGTTTCCTTGCCTCTGTCTCATAGGAGCATCTACTGCTTCCCCATCATCATCTAGTGCCGACTCTGGCGGAATACCACAAGCAGCTAAAAGAGAATATCTACGGCAATAGGTGAGGGCCGATCCATATTTTTGCGGAGTTGGTGCTTCAGCAGGTAAATATAGTATGCCTCCAGACATAGTTTCACCAGACTCATGCAAGAATATAGTTTCTATTCTTACCCCGTTATCACACTCATGAGTTTTTTGTACAAGAGCCACGCCATTTGCGTTTAATGCATCTTTAACTGCGCCAATACATGCAGCAAGACTGGCATAATCATTTCTAAAATGTGGGTTTTTAGCATCTAACCCAGTTTTCTCAAAGTCTTTTTGTGCTGCTACGAATGCTTTAGCAATCCCCGAAGTTATCTGTTCCATCTGTATCTCCTAAATAATTATTAATAGTTTTTGTTGCTTTTTCCTGCTGTTGTCGCATTTGGTAAGTATGCGCCTGTAAAGTATTTTCAGGTATATACCACATAACATCTTCAGTCATTTTTTATCTCCTTTATGTAATTTATTAAATTCATCAATTGGTCCATGCAGTTTAAAATCATATAATCGCGACCTTAACCTTTTAGTTTTTGGATATAAACTTAGCATTCCTTTTCTTACTGCTGAAGCAAATTTCCGGTTTTCAGGGTCTGCATTAGGCACGCAATGGCCTTGTAAAACTGCTACCCAATCTTGTATATCTTTTGAATCGTAATCAGATTTAGGCATCTTTTATCCTTAGTTTAGTTACACGAATAGTCCTAGCTTCTTTTGCTGGAACTAGTTTTTCTGGCATGGCTCTGTAATTAATCTCACCCCAAACTACTTTAAAACGACCAGCATTCCCGTATTTAGAATCACCCATACGAGCCATAACTCTGGCGCTAGTTACATCAATAGTTTGTTCTAAGTCCTTAATATCATCACGGCTTTCTTGAATAGTTTGGATATCGTTTTCCATGTCAGACAAGTCTACAGTATCTTCACTGGCCTGGTCAAATACTTTTGAAGCTGATCTAGCCGTTGTAAAATCATACCATTCAGTCTCTTCATTTTCTCTAAACTTCTGAACTCTACGATCAAAATCAATGGCGGATATTTTAATATCATTAATAAGTTCCTCATCTTTTTCAAAAACATGAGTAATCATTTTAATACCTCGATGTAAAACGGCAACAGCTCCCCAGTTACAACCCATTATTTCCATGGCCATTTGTAGTTGAATCCTACCTCGATAAAGTGGAAGTTCCATCTCAGCTTCATGCGAAGTTAGTTTGGCTTCAATAATTCCAGGACCTTCTAGTTTAATGTTTTCCGAATAGCAAACAATTCCCTTATCATAATCGCTGATAATAGTTTCACCATTTCCTGCTGCTGTTGCATCTAAACTTACGGCCATAGGAACATCTTTATGAGTAAAGCCCTTGTCAAAAGAAGTTTTGTAATCTTTTAAATTCAATCTTTTTAAAGCTTCCTCAACAATATCAACCTCAAATTGAGTTCCCCAATGCAAAGCTTCAAAAGTTAGTTTCTTTCTAGGCTTTCCAAGTACTGAATCAAACGCTGTTTGTAATGCATCATTAGGGGTCGACCAAGGGTTAACGCCCATAACTGCTGACGATGTACTCCCGGTCATGATCTCATCTGATGTTAGTTTTCCTTCTGCTACTTGCTTATTTTTTGAAGCCATTGTACAAATTCTCCTTTTCAATAATACTTCTAACTGCTTGTGTTTTAAATATACCGCCGTTAACCGTTTTAATACCAAGATTGTTAAGGCGTTCCGCTATCTTATCTAGATCTGGGCGAGTTGGGACCTTATCCCTTCGTAGACTTTTATCATTCATACATTGAAGTACAAGAGGCGATATAGTTTTACGATGTTTTAAGGCCTTTAGGTGCATAGACTCGCCACCCATAGCGCTAATGCCTTTTATTTGATCTCGCGGCGCTCCAAGTAAAACCCCTCTTTTCTTAGCTTCTGCCAGGGCTTGCTTAGTTCGAGTTGAGATCATATCGGCTTCATGCTCTGCAATCATTGCGTGCATATGCCATTCAAGCTTAGACATCTGCTCGTGGCCTGCAACAATTAAAGGGACATTATTCTTTAAAAGTCCAGAGATAAAATGTAAATCCCTTGCTATCCTATCGGTTTTGGCCAATAAAAGCTTACACCCAGGCGTTGATTTTACTAGCTGCAAAGCTGCGTGAAGATTAGGTCGTGCAATTTGCGAAGTTTTCCGTCCACTCTCGTAGTCGATAAACTCCGCGCATAGTTTTCCGTCATGCTGCTTTATATGCGACATAACTAAATTTCTTTGGGCCTCAATGCCGAGGCCGCTCTGTTTTTGCGCGTCCGTTGAGACACGCAAGTATGTTATATATTCCATATCATATTTAACCCTTATATAGTTATTAAATGATTATCTAATGACAACCCCATAAAAGCCCTTTAAAGAGCCGTTATGAGTTAACACTAATTAATGTAAGCTGCGCCGTTCCCGTGGGCCACTATTGCAATGCTAGGCGCGGTTGTATGTGATCCCATGCATAACTTGCATTCATTACATTGAGCTTTGCGCCCGGCTTCCTCGGATGCTGGACAAAGGATCTCATTTTCTGCTTTATCACTAACGGCCGTAATAATGCGAAAAGTTCGGCGCTTGCTTTGCCAAGCTATTTTAGCGTCTTGTAAGTTATCCGCGCTAATCATTGTTAAATCGGGCCGTACATCCGCCCCGGGTACATTATTTTGATGCGTATAACCCGTATGGCCCACGCTATCCTTTAAAAGCGCATCCCATATATGAGACGGAACCGCGGCCGGATCCCCGTAAGTACCTAGGCGAACCATGCGCCCGGATGCAAGGGCCGGAATATCCCCGGCTATCTCATAATTACCCTTTTTAAAGCTTTTATATACTTGCAAAGGGCCATGAAATAGCGTTACATAGCATGATCTTTTAATTGCTTGCTTCCCTGGCCCGTCCGGATCTGCTAGGCCCCTATGATCACATTTACCGCATATAGCGTAGTCGTGGCCATGCTTTGAAGCGGTTAACGGATCCATATCGGCCCGGATAATATAAGTTTGAACCATATTCCCGGTTTTCTTATTGCTAGATTTTACCAGGGCGATAACTACAATGGGCGAGCCGTCTATTAAAGATGGGCCATTATATATAATTGAGTTTTTCATTAAACAGCCCCCCCGGAAATAATACTAATATAATCAAAATGCTTATAATTTCTAATTTGTGACGGGTTATCGCTGATTATTTCGTTAACGCATCCCCATTCATTGAAAGGATCAAAGCCATCTTCTTTTAATCGTTCCAAATATAGGGCCGCGTCTTGATCTTCTTCAAGGTATACCCATTCATTATTAATAAAAGAATAAGAGCTTATTTGTTGTAATAAAGATAACTGGTTACTTGGGCCGCGTCTATTTAACCGATGCAATTCTGATAATGGAACGCGCAACCATGCGTGGCCCGGATCTATATATAAATTAAACTTTTTAGGGTGCGCCATTAAATAACCCCCTGGTATACTAGAAAGAGAATTGAAATAATTAAAGCGGCCAGGACACAAAGGCCAACAATAGGATAACCGGCCATAGTACAGACAACAGACGCGGCGCAAGTAACTAATAAAACTAGTATTAAAAATGTAACTTCGAATAAATTCATGATCTTATATCCTTATATAGTTATTAAGATTAGTAAGTAAAGCCAATAAATACCGGCTTAGTGGCTTTAATAAAACGCTCTTTCATATTCTCGCAATTGCTTACGGAATACGTTTTATCGCAATGATTGTAATGATTGATAATATAAACGGCTTTAGAATCTGCCTTTAATTTAAAGTAATATTCCCCGGCTTGCTTGAGTTTATTAAGTGTTATTGTATCCATGATCTTAGTTCCTTATATAGTTGTTTAAGATAACACGCACGGCGGGCCATGCATATCTAGATTATATCTGTTATATATCTAAAAGACAAGTTACCAGGTAGCAAGTAGAATTAATTTAAAGGCCTATAGAATGGTTAATATTAGTAATACTAGGGCCAGGGAGAAGACAAAAAAACAGCGTGGCGGGCCTTGTATGGCCTTAAAAAGTGTTATTATGTAAGCATATGAATGATAACTTATACATACTACCAAAAAGGCCCAGGATAAAAGAAAAGGTAAAGGCCCCGGATCAGCGCAAATTTAGCGTTATTCCATTGAGTGTTATTAATGTGAACATGACAAAGGCCAGTTATAAAGTGTTAATTGTATTAAGTAGTTATTGTAATAAAGCCGGGTTCTCACATGTAAGCTTGAAAAGAATAGCGAATGATATCGGAATAAGTACTCCGGCCGTGTCGCGTCAGGTAAAAAGATTAGAGCGCCTAGGCATTGTAAAGAAAGTAAGCGGCCATTATCCGCAGATTAAAGGCGCTACCCGGCGAATCATTTACGATAATAACCTAAGTAATGAAGATGCTGGCCGAATAGCAAACGCCCCGGTCGAACCGTACAATAACCGGGAAATATCCGCCGAGTATTTAAAAAAGAAAGTTAATCATATCAATGCATTGCATACTGTTAACAAACCATTAGAAGTTAAACAATCAATTCAAAGTAATAAGGAGATAGTAACTAGTTTATTAATGAGTGTCTCTACTCAGTCGGAGTTACATCGCATGACAATGTGTATCGAATCAGGCCTACCCCTATCAGATCTCAGAGCGCATATAGACAAGGGCTTAAGCATCCTTAATTATAAGGGCTATACGGGCGTTTAGCCTAAATATCCTTTTCTTTGAAGTGGCATCATCCCCCCCCACACCCCCCCCCAACACCCACAC